ATTGCTCAAGGAATACACCGCCCAGGACGCCCTCGACAACTGGGAACGCTACCAGTGCTGCCGATACTCCTTGCAAGGGCTTCAGTGGATCCAACTTTCGGAATGGCGAACGGCCAACGCCAAGGTAGACCGCCCGCCGCCAGGAACGCCGATCTATTGCTCGATCGACTTCTCGAAGGCGTTCGATATCACCTCCCTTTGCTACGGATGGTGGATTGACGGCAAATTTCACGTCAAATGGCACCATTGGGCCATCCGCGACCCCCATGTTGAGGGCGTGAAGCGGCATTATCAGCGGTTCGTCGAGAACTGGGCTCGGCACGACAACGTGACGATCTGCACGCATCGGGTGCAATATGACCTCGTAAAGCAGAAACTGGACGAGTTGCGGACGTGGGGCGAGATCAAACGAATCGGGTATGACGCCCTTGGGGGCATGAAAACCGAGGTTCAGGCTTGGGGCGACATCGACGACCGCTACAACCCCGAAACTGACCTGCCCATGTGGTCCATGCCACAGACCATCATGGTGATGGGGCCATCGACCTATCTTGCCGAGTCATATATCCGGCACAAGAACCTAGTTTTGGACGAAGACCTAGTTGTTGAGTACGCTTTGGCGAACGTGCAACTAGAAAAGAACATAAATGGTGATAGAAGACCTTGCAAACTCAAATCTATGGGTATTATTGACCCCATAGTTGCGTTTGTTATGCTTTGCGGTGTTCTAATCCGCGAGGGGGCCGAACGTCCCGGCGCATACTCTGATCTGGGGAACATCGCGTGTTAGGAAAACTCGTTACAGAGATCCGACGCAAGTTCTCACATACTAAGTTCGGCGGCTCCGGCCACGTTCTGCCTGACACCTGGTGGAACTGGGAGAAGCCGACTACTGCGAACGACGTAGTAGCCGATCCGTACACCGCCCTTGGGTTGTGTCCGGTTCAGCGCGCCGTTTCGGTTGTGGCTGGAGACGTTGCCCGGCTCCCGATTCAGATCCAGAAATACAACGATGGTCGATGGGAGGAGTGCGACGAGTACCCCGACCTCGACGACATCCTGAACCAGCACACCAACAAGTACTTCACCAGCCACGAATGGCGTCGTCACATGATGACGAACGCGATGGTTTGGGGAAACGCCTTCTCGCTGATCTCGCGGGTCGCTGGCGAGGTCGACGAACTGATCCCGGTCCGACCCTGGGACGTGCAGTTGCTCCCGGACGCCGATCGCGGTGGCTGGTATTACCGATCGAGCGAATACGGCGACCTCGACCCCAAGGATGTCGTCCACTGGCGAATGCCCGCACACCAGCGGATGCTTTGGGGTGAAAGCCCCATCGTCGTCGCTCGCCGTGCGATCGAACTCGGCGCGCAGCAAGAGATCGCCGGGATGCAGGCGTTCAAGATGCCTGGTCTTGGCAAGATTGCTATCACCACAAAGGAAACGGTCGGAGCCGACGCAATCCGTGCGATGCAGGATGCGTTCAAGTACGCCCACGGCACGGTCGAGGGAATGCTGCGTCCGATCGTGGTGCAGAACGAATCTGACGTGAAGCAGGTAGGCCAGTCGCTTACCGATCAAGACTGGATCGCTGCTCGGCGATTTACGATCAACCAGGTGTCGCAGATGTACGGGGTTCCTCCCCAGTACCTCTACAACTTGGAGAACTCGACGCAGGAGCAAACCAGTGAGATGTCACGAGCCTACGTCGATACATGCCTCGGTTCCTATCTGGCTTCCATCCAGACCGAACTCGGTTTCAAGTTGCTACCGGGCCGGGAATCCGAGAGTCGGTATCGGGTGTGGTTCGACACCGCGCCTCTCGTTCGCGGCACGTTTAGCGAACAGGTTACTGCGATTCAAACGGCAATTCAGTCGGGCATCATGACCCGAAACGAAGCCCGCGCGATGATGGGATATACGCCCATCGAAGGCGGGGACGAAGTTCTCATCGGTCCGAACATGCTCCCGGTGGAGCAGAACCAGGAAATGGCTAATGGCGAAGATCGAACACCGAATGATGCCAGCGGGGACGCTGACGAAGCGGACGCTTGAGGGCATCGCGGTCCCGTACCGCAGTCTCTCCGTCATCCTTCGTGACCGCCCGCGCGCGTACCGCGAAAAGATCGAGCCTCGTGCGATGCAGATCGACGACTCGGTTTCGATGTTCATTCAGCACAATCCAGGCGGCGTACCGCTTGCACGAACAGGCGCGGGGACTCTTCGATTCGAAGAGCGAGAGAATGGACTTGGATTCGAATGCGACTTGCCGGACTGTCGGCAGGACGTGATCGAAGCACTCGAACGAGGCGACTTCGACGGATCCGTTTCAGTGGGTTTCATCGTTGCTGAGGATGGCGACACTTGGCAACACCGTCGATCAGGTCCGAGCGTCCGCACGGTGCGGGCGGCTCGGCTGGTCGAACTCAGTTTGGTGACGAGCGGCGCATACGCGTCGGCCTCGTCCCGTCTCACATAGGAGTCCTCCAATGGACGACGCACGGAGTCTCCGCGAGCAGCGGGACGAACTCGCGGGCAAGATGAACGACATCCTGCTCCGCAACGACAGCATCGACGACGTTGAGTCGATCGAACTTCTGGAGAACGGCGAGGCTCGCCTTGCTGAACTCGACACGCAGATTCGTGGTGCCGAGGCACGCGAAAAGTTGTCCAACCTCGTGAAGAAGCCGTCCTTCGGTTTCACGCCTGGAGCGGCTACCCCCGCCCGTGAGGATCGGCGATACCGATTCGAGATCAACGGAACCGAGATTAAGATCGTTGGTGGCAACCCCGACGTTCGAGTCAACCCGCTCGGCGGTGGTTCGGATGGCTCTAATGCCACCTATACGGCTGTCGATGGCGATGGCGACCCGATCACGGGTGCGAGCATTCCGGTCGATCTGCTTGCACAGATGATCCGGAAGTTGCCGAAGTTGGCTGTTCTGCGACAGCAACTCTCTGTTCGTACCTACAGCAACGACGTGGAACTTCAGCGCGTCAACGCGAGGATTTCACTCGAAGGTGATGCGTTCACTGCCGAATCCGGCGCGTACACTCAGAAGATTGGTTCATTCGAGCGTGTGCGTGTTCGGAACTTCAAGAGTTCCGCACGCAGCAACGTCACCGAGGAATTCCTGCGTGACGCTCGCGGCAACGCGGTGCAGGAAATGCTTCTCCAGCACGCCGAAGAGCATGGCCTGTATTTCGACAACGCCTACGCGACCGGCATCGGAGACGATGATGGTCCGGAACCGGTGTTTCTGACTCCGGAACAGTGGGCAGCGGCCCAGGGTGCTTATGCCACAGCCGCTGACACTCCTACCGCGATCTTTACTGGTGCTGCCGCTACTGCTCAGAAGGCCGAACTTGACATCAGTGTTCTAGATACCGGGTCTTCTGCGGACGCCGCTAAGATGGTGACCCAGGCTTTGACTTCTCTGCGATACGAGAAGATCCCTGCCCAGTATTGGGGCGGTCTGAAGTGGATCATGGGCCAGGACACGTTCGCGGCAATCGCAAACCTTGTGGACGGCCAGAGCCGACCGCTCTACCAGCCGTTCCTTACTTCGACAGTCGCTGAAAGCAACTACATCGGAACCCTTCTTGGTCTTCCGGTCGCAGTCAGCAACAACCTTCCGGTCAAGCAGGCCGGAAACGTGGCTGCAATGCTCATGCACACCGAGGATTACGGCATCTTCGATCGTGTCGGATTCTCGCAACTCGTCGACCCCTACACCGACAGTGCAAACGGTGAGGTTCGATACCTCACTCGGATGCGTTCGGACGGTCGATGGCTTCGCCCCTACGCGGCGGGCCAGTTGGTCTGGATTGCCTGACCACTCATCTTTCTCCTTCTCCGCCTCCCCCACCTTCGGGTGGGGGGGGTTGGGGAGGAGGACGGGGATCACATGGCGCACACGCTCTCCAATCTCGGCACACACCAGTTCCAACTCTCCGAGTTCAAGGATCACATCCGCCTGGAGATCACGGACGACGACCCCGCTGCGCAGCGATCGCTGGATGCAGCGGTGTTCGCAGTCGAGAAGTGGACCGGGCGTCTCATGCGGTCAGGGACGGTCACCCAAGAGTCGGGCTACTACCGACCGCCGTTCCGTGCTGAGGTCGGGTCGCCGACGAACATCGGTACCATCACCGAAGTCGATGCGGCACTAGACACGACCACGGACGTAACGTCCAAGTTCTATCTGATGACCAGTGCAGGCTGGTGGTACGCGATGGTGCGTCCCGACAAGTCTTGCGAATACCGCAAGTATTACCGCTGGCAATATGCGGTCGACACGCCGGAGATTTCGCAGGATCTCAAGTTGTGCGTGTTCGGCCTGGGCGCGAACTTCTACGAGAACCGCGAGCAGGTGCAGCAGAACATCAACCTGACCAAGTTGCCCATCGGCTACAGGTCGTTGCTGGATAACTTCCGGGACGGTGCAATGTGAATAGTGGCGGCGCACGACATCGGATTGCCGTGACGTGTAGCACGCCCGCGACCGGCAACGTCGGTCAGTCCGACTACATCGGCGGCACGGACACCACCATCACGCGGTGGGGCCAGGTGAAGAGCATCAAGGGGAAACTCGACGACCAAGGCATGCAGCAGATGGAGGGACGCCGGTTCTTCCAGATCAAGATGCGGTATGACTCGGGCATCGACTACGGCTGCCGCCTGACCTACAAGGGTCGGGAACTGGCGATCGAGCGGATCGAGGACGTACGCGAAGTCGAGCATGAACTGGTGATCTACGCTTTCGAGGTGGATCTCTAATGGAATACAGCGTCAACGAAAAGCAGATCCAGCGGGATCTCCAGATGCTTATCGAGAAGGGTGGTCTGAACAAGACTTACGCTCGCATGGCTGCGAAGCGAGCGACCGAAGTGGTTGACGATGTTGCCCGGCGTGGTTACCGCAACGGGGCGTACAAGTACGGCAGCAGCAAGACACACCTTCAGGGCAACATGCTGACGCCGGTCAACAAACCGATTTACATTGCCCGCGAGCGATTTCGCAAGTGGGCAGGCCGACGCGGCAGCATCAAGTTCGCATCAAAGAAGCAGCGAAAAACTGATTTCTGGTTTCGCTCAATGGTCAAGCGAGTGGCAAACGGCAGGGGCAACCCCTCGACGCTTTCTCACCTGATCGAAGATGGTGCCAGGAACGTGCGAACGGGCAAGAAGAACATGGCACACCAGATTCGCCGGGAATCATTCAGGCGTAAGCGACGGGAGGCGTTGCGGGTGCTAAACAAGGGCATCGAACTTGCCTGCGAAAACGCGACCAAGGCCACCAAGATGGGTCTGATCGACTTCCGCAGGAGGACGCAGCCATGAGCATTCCGCAGACCGCACACGATTTCCTAGTTGAAGCCGTAACGGCTGGTGACCCTGGAGTACAACAGGCTCCGGTGTCTCCGTTTGTTCGGAATCACGCGGCAGGATTTCCAGCCGTCATTTACACGTTCGAGGGCGACGATTTCTTGAACCCGATCCCGGCGGTGACCAGCCCCAGGCTCGTGCGTTACAACGCGATGGTTCTGTCTCGCACGTTGGAAGAGGCCGAGACAATCGGCCAGTTGATTGTCGTAGCAGCAAGAGCAGTCGAGTGTCCTATGCGTGTGACCTCGGTAGGCCGAGACTACGAACCCGCCTATGACGGCGAGCGTCAGGGCATCTACATCCACACGACCTCTTTGGAGTTCTTCGCATAATGGCATTTCTACTCGGCAACAAACTACAAGGCGTTTTTGTTTCTGGTGCAACGTCTCCAGTCACAACAACTTTTGCAATCACCGGATTCAGCCACAATGGTGGCGATCGACCAGAGATTGACATCACCACCGGGGCGTCACCTAGGCGTGAAGTTCTTCCTGGGCTTGCCAGCCCTGAAGAGATGACGCTTTCAGTCAAATATGAAGTCCAGGCTGCTGGAACAGACCCCGCAGTGGATCCTGCTGTTGATGTTGGGGTAGACCTTCGTGCGGCACTAGAAGAATGCGCTTACGGAACACTGCTTATCAAACTAAATGCAAGTTCAGATTGCGGCAGTGCAAGAATCTACCTAAACAATGGAAGCGATTTGACTGCAAATGTTGACGCCGTGTCTTGGAATTTCTCGACTGAACTGGACGGGATCATGGAAGGCGAAGTCACTTTCCGGGTGCGACACTGATGTTTGAACCTAAGAAGGAAACGCACATTGTTCGAGGACAAGAGATCACCATCCGCGAGTTGGAGGCGGATGTTCTCTCGAACCTGGACGAAGCAATGTCGGCGGCAGTCGCCGCTTCGCTTGTGCCGGAAAGAACGCAGGCCGAGGTGGCCCAGTGGCCCGCTCAGGTTGTCACTGAGATCTTTGGGTTGATCTCGACGCTGAACGGGTGGGACACCGAGGGAAAAGGCTAGAGCCGATCGACATGCTGATCCACCGGGTCGCATCCCAGATCGGCATGATGGCTCGGCAGGTTCGGACAGAGATGAGCAGCAGCGAGTTGTTGGACTGGGCTGAATACTTCCGCCGCGAGGCGGGCGAGCAGACCGAAGAAGAGATCGCGGCAGCGATACGAGGTGCATTCAAATGGCGAACGTAGGCAATCTCTTCATCAACGTGACGGGGAACACGAAGGGCTTGACCAAAGCCCTGAGTTCTGCCAAGACCAAACTGGCGACGTTTGACAAGCAGGTCGGCAGGCCACGCGGCGACTTCATGCGTCGAGCGCGTGGTCGCTTTACGTCTGCGATGAACGAGCGACGAAGGTTTGAACAGGGCATGGCAACAATGAAACAAATGGCCCTTGGTCACGGCATGGCATCGCCGGTCTCAGAGGGACAAGAAGCACTAATGCGAAGCCGCCTCGGCAGGAAAGAAAAGGGAGCGAGGCAGGCGTATCGCCAGGCACAACGCGAGCAGGTCATGGGCGGGAGGACGGCTAGAACTCGCATGATTACCGCTGGGGTTCTTGGAGTTCTCGGCCTGACTGTTGGCGGCGTCTCGATGATGGCACGCAAGGCAATGTCTCAAATTCAATCGGCAAAAATTGGAGTCGAGAAATTCAGGTACATCGGTCCGCAAGGCAAGCGAATTATCAAGGCCGAGATGGACATGCTGGCGAACTCTATTTCGTCAGCGCGAAGCCCAGAAGTGTCTGAAGCCCTTGCTCAAAAAGCAGAAGCAAAACTTGCGGCCCAAGTCGAATCTAATGCTGGCGGGGGGACAGTTATGTATGTCACACTTGAGGAATACATGGAGCGAATGGGCCAGGTGTTTACCAACTCAATTTCAGGACTGTTTAACAATCCCGCCGCGGGTCTTACGGCAATCGTCACCGGCAATCCGACTTTAAACACTGCGTTGAATGTCGCAAACAACACCCAAGGAGCAAGCAATCCATGACTTGCGATCCGACGATCAAAGTGCGAAAAGGTTCCTGGGATACAGTCAACGGAAGACTGTTCAATCCCAGCACCATGACGGTGGTGATCGTCGTCGACTATTGCGGTTGGGATGTTGATCTCTGCGGTGCTTTGCCTGATCGGGGAGCCGAAGTTGTCGCAGACGTTGGAAACTACCTGAGAACAGGGGAAAAGTTCTTTGACATCAGAATCGGTCGGCCTTTGTCCTATTACGACACAGCGACGGCATCCTGGAAGTATTGGATTTCTTCGTACACGCCAGATCAAACGACCGTAGAAATCAACAGTCTCCCAAGCACCAAAACGGGTTGGATCACGAAGCAGGTCACCTGCAAACAAATCAACGCGGGTCATAATGGGCTTTGGGAAATTGAAATCCAGTTGGCCCACATGGCAAAAGAGTCGACTTACGAGCATCCACACGCTGCCGTCAGCATCCAAACATCGAGTCGCCTGGCAAGGGCTTACCGGAACGGTAAAGACCTAATCATTCCGACCCGAAACACGAGCAATCCTTTGGTCGGTCCAGATATTGGATCGGCATCTAACGGATATTTTGATCCGATTAATTGGAGAAACGGCGTCAAAGCGGACATGGATGTCGACGGATATCGGGTTGACATAAACGCCCAACCGACGACCGTTGCAATCGAGCAGGTCAGAACAACTATTTCGTTTGTTCTTAGACGGCCTTTCCTCGGCGGAACGTCAGACAATAATTGGTATGTGAACGAGATGTGGGACAAGTGGGGTCAAGACTCCGACACTCTTCTGAACAAGAGAAACGCCGACGCCCTATTCGGTTACGACCCAGGCGAACTGGTAATCGAAGCAGTAAACATATCTTCTATCGACGAGCAATTTTCGAGAGTAGACCTTGTTCTTCTCTGGGACGAGTGGGCGCACTTTGATCAGAACGCTTGGGGCATCGACGGCACGGTCCCTGACCTCGATGAACTTTCAATGGCGTCATCTCCGGACCGACCAATTCTCGTAGCCGAAACGGTCTTCTGGACGACCGCGTACCACGGGGCGTTCTCTTTGACTACGGCTGACTTTCCAGACTTTGTTTGGGAACTTGCATACGCCGCTATCGTGGATCCAGTGCCATGATCTCGGGCACTTGGACCGGACCCATTTTCTGTCGCGTGGAATCATCCGCAGAGGTTTACCCTGGCGGAGTTGTTGACACGTTGAAGCGAGGCAAGTGGGTCTACTCCATAAAAGCGATTGATTGGGGTTCCGAGTATGCGTTTCCGGCAGGCATTCGCACCAACTCAGGATTTGAATCGTCTACCGCTTTGAACCTTTGGGAACTGTCTAACGACGAGACCACTCAGTACGGCGTGACCGTTGCCGATCTACCGGGTGACTTTGAGTTGAAGCCTGTTCCTAATGGGGCGTTTGTCATGGCTTACGTCGCAACTGCAAAAAAAGACGACCAAGACTTTCGGCTTTGCATTTTCCAGTATCCCAACCAGTTCGATGGTGACTGCTGATGACGTTGACCCGGACCTGCTGCTGCGGCAAGTGCTATTTCGGTGCGAGGTCTACCGACCTGGATGCTACGGCGTGTTTGCACAACAGGACCGAAGTGCTGGAACTTCGGATCCCACGCCCGTCCTACGCCTACGGGGTAGGCGTGATCTCTTACAGCGATTGCGATTGTGCCGGGGAGTATCAGACCCGCACGCAATGTCCGGCGAGCGACACGATCGAAGTGGATTATGACCACTTTCATCCTGAAGATCGCACATACACCTGGTTCTACGAAAAGCCGTCAGACGGAAACATCTGGCCCCCATGCACCAGCCCGTGTTGCGGGTACGACGATGCATCGCCAGGGTTTAACGATGCGGAGTGTTGCGATAACGGCCTGCAATGCTCTACGACGTACCGTCAATACACGGGACTTGCGGCTAGCCGGTTGCAGCAGCAGATCATCGAGAACGGTTCTGTTCCTCACCTTGGCACCGACTCCGACGCCGAAGACTGCGAATACGGGGATTCGTATTGGTTCCTTCAGGACGTTGCAAATGCAGACATAGACCATCGGTTCCGCCACTGGGTCGTGATAAACGGAGTGGTTAGTGAGACATCGACATACAGAAGCATGGAAGAAACCATGCTTTGTGTTGTTCACAAAGAAAAATGGTGGGTTCGAGATTACAACTCGCTGAATCAAGATGACAACCGAAGCGCGAGCGATTCCGACGACGCCGCCTCGAATTGCAGGACGCCTAAATACTGGGTGTTCGCATGTTCTGGCGTGCCGTTGTATTCGTGGGAGATCAAGCAGGTCAGCAGTTTGACGACCCAGCAGCAGGATGATGTGATTATCGCAATTCACAACGGCGATCCAATTCCGGAAAACCTTGCGGACATCCTTGAGCAAGACGGGATCTTGCTTGCAAAGGATTACGAGCGAACAGACGGAACCATCGTCAAGAAAACGTTGCGTTTTATCGACAACGACAACAACGGGGCCGACACGACTGAAACGGCGTATTTCTACGCCCGGCCTGGTGGCTGGACTTACGTTTGCCCCGGCTTTTCCTCAAGCCCCGCCGTAGACCTTGCAGCGGATTTCCCGCAGATCCCACGCAGATACGACATTGCGTGCGATTATGGTTCGGACAACAACTGTTTCACCGCGTCCCCTCTTCCCGGCAACGATTGCGAATGTGCGTTTACCGGCGGCCCCGGTGGCGACTGCGACCCGTGCGCTGGTCTGATTGGATGCGCTCCGGGCGTTCTTTCGGCCTGCGGCGGAACGTCCGACATCTACTGCATGGAAGACGTGATCGTCGGGAACTGCAAAGGCGTCTGGGCGCAGTTCTCGCATTACTACAAGAACCTTTCGACCGATTCCAACGAGTACGAATGTGGCGTGAGCAACGATGGGTACATCTGCCGAGTCATGCCTGGCGGGACTTGCGACTTTGGAAGCCTGCCGGATGAGATCGGGCATGAGATCCCGACCGAGGTGTCGGAGTCTGTCAGAAATGGCGACACGGCAAATGGAGCGTTGTGCTGCGGAGGCGAGGGGACATACGAGCGAGGCACGGCCCAGTGTCCTGCTTTGACTCCGGACGCAGCGGATTGTGACGATCCGACCAACTGGGGACCAAACGTATGACCTACTACAACACCAGGCCAACACGCAAGAAAACCATGCCACCCAAAACAACCCCCCCCACCATGCGGGGCTTGGGGGATCTAATCGAGAAGGTCACTGAGAAGACCGGCATCAAGGCCGTGGTCGAGAAGGTCGCCGAGAAGACGGGAAAGGATTGCGGGTGCGGGAAAAGGCGTGATAAACTGAACAAGGCCATACCATTCGGGGGCAAATCGTGAGTTGCAATCCAACCAGAATCCTTCTGTCGAACAGCGGAACGACCACCATGCAGGTGACGGTCGATCCGACGCCCGATCCCAATGTCGACGTGACGTTCCAGGTGGACGAACTCGGCATCAACAGGACCGCCACCACGTCTAGCGGTGTGGCTACCTTCGTGCTGGATGCGGTCGTTGCCACCAATAACTCGATCTGGGACGCCACTCTCCAGATCGGGAGCAACATGCGGGCGGCGGCCTCGGTGCAAGCCGTTGAGACGAACGGCAGCACTTCGATCGGGGTCACTGTTTCTAGCGGCGAGGTGACGTACTGTGCCCCCACCGGAGGCGGTACGGGGACCGGCACGGTGACCGGCGTGCTGGGGACTGATCCGATTGTCTCCGACGGCGACAACACGACGCCGAGAATCAGCCTAGCGAACGACGGCATCACGACGGCAAAGATCGCAGACGATGCGGTGACTTCCCCGAAAATCGCCGACGATGCAGTCACGCACGGAAAGATTGCGGATCTTGCGGTAGAACACGGCAAGATCGGCTTGGCAGCGGTTCAGACGACGAACATTCAGGACAACGCGGTAACTGACGACAAACTAGCGGACACCGCAGTCACGCCTGGCTCGTACACCACGGCAGACATCACGGTCGATGCCCAAGGTCGCATTACCTCTGCGTCTACAGGCTCCCCCCCCGCCGGTACCGTCACGTCTGTCACAGCGGGGTCCGGGTTGACCGGCGGCACGATCACCAGCAGCGGCACGATCGCCCACGGGCCAGGTACGTTCGTGGGGTCCGAGGAGTATCCGGTCAAGATCGTGGTGGACTCGTTTGGCCACATTCAGGTCAACGAGTCGGAAACCACGGCGGGAGCGTATCGCACAGCGGTCGGTGCGGATGATGCGTCCAACCTGACGACCGGAACACTTCCTGCTGCACGTCTTCCAAACACCGCAGTCACACCGGGAAGTTACACGTCAGCAGATATCACCGTGGACGCTCAGGGTCGGTTGACTGCGGCGTCGAGCGGGTCCGGTGGCGGCGGCGGATCGACGGATTGGAAGTGGGATCCGACCTCGACAACCTACGTTCGCATTTTTGACGAATTCATGGGCGGCTCGCTCGGCGATCTAATCGGTACCCAAGGCGGCGGTGGAACTGCTTTCGGAATTCTCGGCGGCTCTGGTGGCTATTGGGATTCGTGGGCCGCACAATCAACCTATATCAACACCGGCTACGACTTGCGAGGATTCATTCGCGGAAGAAATCCCGTCGGGGATTATAAACGCACGATGTTCCACGTGCCGCAGGTTCTCGATAACACGCCATCAGACGGCGACGAAGCAATGGTCGAATTCAGATTGCAACATGACCTGAAATCGTGGGACGACGCCGGAACAACAAGAGAGACAACATTTTGGCTCTCTGCTTTCCGATCAGACAATGCAAACACCACAGGATCGACAGAATCCGCCGGAGGGTATGGCGATACCGCGAAGGTGGGAATCGACGCAAGACCATCCCAGACGTATTACCGTGGCTACGTTTACGACAACGCTGGGACGAGCGGAAGTCCGACATTTACGGCGACGACGGTGGCGTCGACAAACAATACGTTCCGTAGAATTGGGGTTCATTACAAGTACGTTTCGGCGTCGACTAAATGGGTGGTGACGATGTTTATTGACGGCACCTCCGTATACACCGCCGACCTCACAACGGGAACGGGATGTCCATATATCACTCTTGCGATCTACTCTGATCGGGCCGCAAACGTGGAAGCGACAATGCTTCTTGACTACGCCGTTCTCCAATACACAGCACCAACCGTGGCTTGGAAGAACATTACAAGCGTATGACCCGCGTCCTCGTCATCGGCGACGTTCACGAACCTGCTTGTCATCCGGGGTACATGGCATTTTGCCAGTCCCTTGCTGAGAAGTGGGAAACTGATCGCGTCGTTTTCATCGGTGACATCCTGGACATGCACTGCATCTCGTTCCATGCCAAGGAACCGGATGCACCGGGGGCAGAGGACGAAGCAGCGGAGACGTTCGAGCGAGTCCGCAGGTGGCACGATGCGTTCAACCCCGCCACAGTCACGATCGGAAACCATGACGCCAGGGTCTACCGACTCGGGGCGTCTGTTTCGATCCCCCCCCGGTTCATTAAGGGTTACTCGGAAGCATGGGACACCCCCGAATGGAAGTGGGTTCAGGACGTGACCATCGACAAGGTGCAATACATTCATCAGGGCGGTGGGGGCATGGCACCCGCACTTGCCGCCGTGAAGAAAGCATTGGTCAGTGTGGTCTGTGGGCACAACCATTGTGCAGGGGGCGTCCACTACATTTCCGGGCCAAACGGTGTCCGGCTTTTCGGCCTGGACACCGGCTGCGGTATCGACGAAGAACATGCCGCGATGCGCTACGGTAAGGGGTTGTGGCAGCGTCCAAATTTAGGTGCGGGCGTCGTCATCGACGGCGTTGGATACTATGAACCCATGCCGTGCGGAAAGGGAGAACCATTTCACCGTTCCAAATTCCGAGGAAAGCGATGACTCCCAAGCAACGCGACCAGGCTGTGCTACGAATCCAGAACCAACTCATCGAAGAGGTTTCCGCCGACGCGGTGCTGATTGTCTATTCGCGGACCAACCGCCGAGGCACCAAGGTCTTCATGACGGCCTGGGGGAACGATCTCGCGTGCGAGGGTCTGGCGAAGCACGCCTTCGCCCACTACGCCGGGATGGAAATGGAGGAGGTCGAAGAGGAAGAGGAGGAGGAGACTGATGAATGACTTCATCATCGCCGTCGCATCGACCCTAACCCCGGCGGCAATCTGCTACGTCGCGTTCAAACTCGAAAAGGTTACCCATGAGATTCATTCCCTTTCTGCTCGCGTTGCCAATCTTGAGCGGATGCTCGGTCAGGGGTTTCCCTCAACTGGAGGGAGATTTCCATTCCCCTGGTCAACTGAGATCCGCAGCCGCGATCGCCAAGGCCCAGGGGCAAGCCCTGGAGGAGATCGCAGACCAGCAGCAGGGGATGATCCAATCGGTCCTCCAGACTGCTGAGGGGGTCGCGGGCTCCCTTGGGGCTCCTGCGGTCCTCACGGGCCTTCTGGGAGCCGCTGGGGGCTTTCTGGTGCCGACACCCGGCCAGAAGCGTCGGGAGGCTCTGAAGCGGTCTCAGGGGCTTGCTGAGGGGGTGGCTGGGAAGGCTCGATTCGATTCAAGTCAGGCCGAGGCATAGGGGTCTGACCGGAATGAATAGAAAACGACCCCCGCGTTCTGTACGCGAGGGTCTGAGCCTTATGGCTGGCCTATCCAGCATGATTTGGGAGTGCAGCCGTCCAACCTTCGGGTCAGATCCGCATTGTGGTCGCGGTTCTGGGAAGGCTCACACTGGACTTGTCGACCCCGCCGGGGCCTCACGCCGCGTAGGGCGTGCGGGGAGTTCCTTGGAAGAATCCCTTGGTTGTTGCTCCAGTATAACAACAACCCCGCCGGTGAGGGCGGGGCTGTCGGACGTTCTCCGAGCGAAAGGGAACTCGGGCGTCTCGCTGGCTCTACATGGCTCCGTTCCATTCCTGGAACGGCGGGGGCTTCGGCTTGAGGCGACCAGCGTCGAGGAGTCGGTGACACTCCTTACAGCATGGTAGCAGGTTCGATTGATCGAATGCAAGGTCAGGCCGTCGGACGATCGGTTCGATGTGGTGGACCGTTTCCGAGAGCCGGTCGCACTGGCGGCACTTCGGTTCCCGCTTCAGCATCATGTCTCGGATCGCTCGCCACCTCCGGGTTCCTCGTGGGTCTCTTCCTGATCCGAAGACATCTCTGAATCGCGGCATGGTTTCACCGTAGGTTGAAAGTCAATGGTGGGGTAGAAGCGTTCGCCGTTGACGGCTTCCCAATCCGGTGATCCTGGTCGGTAGTCTCTCATCGTAAATTTGGACTCCACTGTTCGGCCATCGCTTGAGCAATTCCTGGGTAGGTAAGTGATCGCAACTTTGCACGTTCGTCGGAAGGCGGCATCTTCCAGATTCGCTGTTCTCGACCCTCGACGATCTCGGTAGGTTTCAATTTGGGCAATCCGTGCAACCACAAGCATGTCGCTTTCGTCTCGGGATGACCAAACTGCCAGGGTTGGATGATCTGGTCGGGTTTGCGGTAGTGCGTCGACATGATTCCAACCGGGTTTTCGATCGCTACGGGAATCCCGGTCTGCTTATGGAACCGCACGAACTCCATGAAAAAGTCGATGCCTTCTTGCTGCCTGCCGTCTGCCCGCTTCTCCGGAAACCACCTTGCTCCACTACTGGCGAGGTGGGTACACGGGGGGAACGCAATTATCATCTGAAAATTCCAGTCCCAGATTTCCCGGACATCACCTTCCCAGTGCGGGCCTGGGATTTCGGACGGCAGCAGGTCGCACGAAACCGCGTGATGCCCTCTGGATATAAATGCGTCCCGAACGCGACCACTAAATTCACATGCGATGAGGATTTTCATGGTTCAATCCGTACAGTTGCATGGAATGGTGCTGCCGTCGTCTTCAAACAGACGGCCCTGCACCGAAACTTGGATGAGCGTGTTGCGATAATTGGGTCGGTCGATGCGGAAGTTCTTTCCCATCTTCTCCTCGACTCGCGCCCACCACTCTAGTTGTTCTGGTTCGTCTTCCGCCACCATTTGCAGGCGTCCGTACGATTTCAGGAAGCAACCGACGCAGTTGCCTTTCCACCGTGGAATTTCCAAGCGGAAATCCTGCTGCTCCCAGAACGCTTCAACATCTTTCAGCCCATGACCTGCGTGGTACATCGGGCAGATCGGAGTCTCAGCGGCACAGTCACCTGTGATCCGAGTAGCCCGGCGTGGCTCGTCGGCACGCAGGCCGATTGCGTTGTCCCACTCTTCGATACCTTGCGCCTTGAGGTACGCACTCATTGCGCGCATCTTCAGGTTCGAGGTGCAGAATCGAGCGACTGGAGTGGGTGGGAAACCTCGATCTTCGAGCAACGCCTCGAACGGTTCGCCCTTGCGTGCTGCGGTTTCATAGTTCACCACCTTGAAGCGGTCGCCAGGGACGTACTCCAACCAGGTGATCTCGACATGCCACCGGACAGCGCATTCGTTCACGAACTCCAGCGTCTTCTCGTGTTCGAGTCCGGTGTTCGCAAACAGGACATGACACCCTTTGGGAATCCCTTCGTTCGCGTCGAGGATCTTGCGAAGCATGAATCCGGAAGACGCGCCGCCGCTGAACGCTACAGAAAACGGTGGTTTCATCTTGTAGTGGTTCAAAACGGCATCGCCCAATCTGAGAACGGCTTCGCGTGAATGTCGCACGTTCCGGGTTCGCCCGTGAAGATGTCGGGGTCAGCGTCCTCGCGGTGAACGATCAGAGAACGGATATGCGAGTCGTCAGCGATGAACCCGTTCCGAACGATGAGATCGAGAAGCGGCTTCACCGGCCCGTCGATGTCCCGCTTTCGCTTGTCAGGCCATCGAATGGTGATCTTGACGTGCAGTTCCTTATCATCGGTCATCGGATCACACGCACCGCGAATGTAAACCGCTGCATCCTTCTCCCACTTTCGGAACTTCGGCGATTTGATGAGGCGGCCTCGGCCCTGCATGCACATCGGCATCAGCCGGTGATTGACAGTCGGCGGCAGTGGGATCTCGTTCAGGTTGATGTAATTCATGTAACTCATACCAAAAAGTACCTCGTGTTTCGGGTGTTGCCGTCCCGACGGACGGCGTTTTTGCTTACCAGCGTTCGCATCGCACGTTGGAATCGACTTCCCTTCATGTCGACGCCTTCCATGACTTCGTTCTTTTCGAATCCGCTGAACTGATCGGCTTCGAGGGTTCCAGGGATCGGAGTGTTCATCTTCACCCATTGCAGGATTCGATCCGCGTCATCACCCTGCGGGTTCATCGGTCGCACGGCGGATACGTGGTCGGTTCCGTGGTACTGGGCGTCCTCGTACCACAGGCCCATGCGGGAGACGATCTCGTCGAACCGCCCGGTTCCCTCCAGGACACGCACGGTTTCCGGGTTCGATGCCTCATCAACCTCTTCCCCTTCGCGTGGCTTCCGCAGCGTGAGGATGACATCCACGTTTTGGAGGAACGCACTGGCTCCGCGGGCCTGACCACCGGCTTTCCCGGTGTGGTGCAACATCAGCAAGGCGCAATCCCCTTCGGTGGCAATGCGCTCCATCTCCATCATCGCGGAAAGCACTTCCATATTATCGTTCTCGGATGTCAACGCGAGAAACCGCGTCACTGGATCGACAACCACCATGTCGATGTTGTGCAACTTCACGATCTCGATCACCGCGTCAACCCAATACTTGCGTTCGTCGGCACGCACGGGTGCGATCCCGGTGTGCCTCCGATCGTAGAGTTGGAACCAATCGAAATCGGACTGCGGCTCTCGATCAGCAGACCAGGAGGAACGGCACACCTCATCCTCCTGCAACCCTGCAAAGAACGCATTCCACGCGAACGGGTTTTCCTCCGAGAAATAAAGCACTTTCGCCGCCTTGACCAGCCGATCGGGAAGCACGAAGTGCGAGTGCATGTTCTCGTTGAAATGAGCGAGTCCGATCCGGCGGATCCAGTCGCGGATGAGCGTACTTTTTCCGGCTTTCGGCGCGCCCGAAAGTAGAGTGGTGTGATTTCTGAAAGCAATGCCAGGAAGGATTGCCTCCGGTGGCGTGGGGTCGTCCATCGCAGCCTCGGTCCCGGTGATCGGCACCGGGAACGTGAACCGCGTCGTTGTGACGCCCTTGTTGTTTTTGATGTCTTCGAGCGGCATGCGCTCCCTTTCTTACACAAGCCCCAGCAGGCTTAGGAATTCGTACTCGCTCATGATACCAGCGAAAATCATTTCGGTGAAGACCGCGACGAGGTATTCCGCGTCTTCCTCTCCGATGCGAGCCTTGAGTTTCTCGAACGCTTCGTCAAGTTCCCATTGAAATGGATGTCGTTCTTCCATTCGTCCAGCATCTCCTTTCGTGCAATGTTTCCAAGTTTACCGCCCAGCCCGCAGTAAAACGGATGCAATTCCTTCATCGCTTTCCACCTTAACGAGGCAACCGCGTAAGTGCCACTGCTGACCCCAGTCGCACGAACAATTTCGTTCCGTCCCTGGCACATACTTTGTGCCTTTCCGACGATCATTGCAAAGCAATCTGCACGTTCTTCGCGCGTCGTTGTGTTGAAGTGTTCCGGCGTGTCGTACACCCGATTGGATGGCCGAGTTGTTACATAGGATAAGTTCCCGACTCCGGCCTGCCACCAGTAAGGTGGCAAACCGAAGACGGGCGCAGTCTCGCGGATGATGCGATCGACGATAGACATCAGAAAGGGATGTCCACGGGCTCCGTGACGACCTGAACATCCTTGAGGTTCACAAACCTACCGTCCTTGGAGGTATGGAGAATGCCCTTGATCTTGGTGTTCGGCGGCAGCCCCCGCACCACGTCGGCAGCCTTGTCCCAGGCCGATACCCACTGCGATCGCTCTCCAGGCGATGCGACCGAGACGCGGCAATACTTGCCCTTGTCTTCAACCTGACCGATCACCATGTCGGTGACATCACCCCCGCCCCCCGCTGGTTTCGCGTGGGGAGTTGAGTACCCACCTGAATTTTCGGTGGCAGGGCCTGCCAAACGGTCGATCATCTGAATGAACTGCTTCAAGATTATCTCAAATTCGTCGTCGGGGACCGTGTAATCCCTGGACTCAATCATCGACTTCATTACCGCAAGCGCGGTTATCCTGGCGTCCTTACTCATGAATCGGCTCCTTTTTTGCCGTTTCTGGACTTCGTGAAATCTGTCACGATGTCCTAACTGTTATTACGGACCTCGGGGTCGTTGTTAGCATCGCGCGGTCCGATAACGCGATGCCGGATGTTAGGTCGCGTTGATAGGTTCCATTGGCTCGGGGATCGGTGGCTCATGTTCGTTCTCTGGATCCGCCAGGATTTCCATCAGGACGAGCGCGCCTTGTTGGCATTGGATGATCCCAGTCATGGGGCGAAGCGGCGAGCGAGCCACGTCATACCCTGCAGCGCGAGCGCGTCGATAGCGAGCGGCCAGTCCGTATCGGCATCGGGACCGGCTTCCAGTGTATTGCATGCAATGGAGTGCTCCATCGTCTCCAGGCCGACCGATTGTGATTCTCAGAACGTGATTCATGGGGCTCCGATCATGAAAAAGACCCGCGCTCGTCTTGCGACGAGGACGGGCCGGGAGGGTTCGAGATGTGGTCGCTAGGTCAACGTGGGAACGTCAAGCGGCGGTACCGCTCCGCGATGGCTTGGATCCTACGAAACGCGCGTTCGTTTCGATTCACTTTCCATCGGCAATACGCGCCGCCGGGAGCGTCGCCATTGGCTCTTGCCGCTTCCCGATATGTCCGCACATGGTCGAGCATCTCCGACCTTGCGATTGTCAACGCTCTTCGAAGCGGTCCGCGTTCGTCCATCCATGCGACCGCGATGAAATCACGTGCTAGCCGATTGACTTCCGCTCGGCTCGCCAGTTCTTCGGGGTAGGTGGTTTCGTGTGTCATGCCGCCTCCACAGTGATTCGGATAGTTCGCTTGCCGTATTCGTTGACGAGCCGAGCAACGTATTCCGCGGCCTCAAAGGCTGGAACACGAACGGATCCCGACAGGCCGGATGTCGTTGACCATGTGATTCGCTTATGAGTCATGCCGACACCAACCAATTCCCACCGCCAACGCTGATCACGAAGTGATCATCGGACATAGCCTCATGAATCGCCACTTCGATGTCGTTGGGATCTTCCGCATCGCGGGAATCGTCGGCACGAAGTTCCGCGAGAGCCTCCTTCACTTCATCGAAATCATACTCCAGTGTCTCCAGGTCATACTCGCACCAATCGCAGCAGATGCCGACGACATCAAGTTCGATGGATTCGTGGAATTCATCGTAGTACTCGTGCAACGCTTCGAACGCTTCGCGGGAGAACTGATCGCCGCGTCCGCATTCCTTGAAGACTCGGCTTAGGTGCCAGCCATTGTCGATTGTCTGTACCAGGGGCATGTGATTCCTTTCCATTGTGAGCGGCCGGTCCAGCGTGGTCCAGCCATGCCTCTACTATCGGCCGAATCGCATCCGATGTCCAGTAGTTGGACCGCATTCTCCAAAATGTGGACGGTTCGTGGACAATGACGGAATGCCGTCAACGCATTATCGGACGGCGATCGAACTAACTAACACTTCGAAAGAGTTAGTAATATCGGACCTCGAGGTCTGTTATAACAACCCCCCCCTTATCGGACCTAACGGCTTAT